TGTTGGCCATGACTTACCTCACTCTCCCAAAGACCTGGTAGGCCACGGTTTCACCGTTGACGCCCACCTTGACGTAGCATTTGTTCGCATCCTCGATGGGCAACGTCACGCCCTCGAAGTTGGACGGCATGACCGGCTTCTTCGGGGCCGTGCTGCTGCGCCCCACAAACGCCGGCTTCGTGTTCGTCGCCGCGCCGTTGGCATCGACAGGCGCGCCGACCCAGACATAGGCACACGGCTGGGCGGTAGCGACAAGAACCGCGGGCGTGGCCGCAGCGGCTACGGTACAAACTCCTTCGGCAATCAAACGGTACATCATTACGCTCCTTCCGCCGCAGCGGTATAGGTGACTACTTGTTGAATCAATTCGTCGGCTATCTTCTCGGGGCCTTCGGCCTCAAAACGGGCCATACACTCGGCAACGCCAGCCGCCAGAGTATCGGCTTGGTGCTTGCCGGAAAGGTCAAGCAAGGCATCGCGTACCACGTCAACAAAGGACTGGCAAAGTTCCTCGGTAGTCATTGAGATGTCCGCAAGCGTGCGGGCAGAAGCAATCCCGGGGCCGAAGATTTCGGCGATGCTCCGCAGGTGCTCTTGCTCTAGGGCTTCCAGCCACCCCAGAAACGCCTGCGGCTTCTCCGCAGCCCGCTTCGCGTGTACGGCCAACCGCCGATAGGCACGCCGGGCCGCGTCCACAACGACCCCACGGGCCGCTGCTAAGAGGTCTTGTCGCTTCGGCTGCCCGGTCGGCTCCTTCGGCGGTCCCTTGCCCGTCACGTCGGGATTCCCGCCCGGGTTTTGGGAATTGAGCGGCTTTACCAGTTCGTCGCCGCCGTCGATGGCCGGCATATTTTCCAGCGCCCGCACTTCGTTAGCCGCCATCCACGGCCCGCCCACGGCCACGCGGTAGGAATTGCTACGGTCCACCATGTTCGCGCGGATGAGTGCTTGCCGCTTGAACTCAACCACGTGCGAATCGGCCTCCTTCTCGGCCTCCGTCAGCAACTTATCGCGGCACTCCTCCTCCCATGCGCAAAACCACGGGTCAAGGCAATCGTCAAGTAAGGACTGGTTCTCCTGCTCCAGGCTGGCGAACGCCGTGCGCGTAGTATCACCCAGCTTGTGCGGCGGCAGCCCGAACCAGTTGGCTATTTCCCGAATCTCGAACTGCCGCGTTTCCAAGAATTGCGCATCTTCCATATTCATGGTGAAGGCGTGAATCTTCATCGCTTCTTCCAAGACAATCGGCTTATGGGCATTCTCCAAGCCACTATGGATTTCCATCCACGAATCGCGGATACCCTTCCTCGCTTCCGACGACAGCCGACCAGGATGCTCCAGGGCCAGTTTAGAAAAGCCGTTGTTCTTAAAGAACTTCGCGCCGTACTTACGAGCCGCCAGCCCCAGGCCGATGCTCTCGCTGGCCCTCCCGATCACTGAGTAGCACTCGATACCATTCTTCGGCAGGCCGCGAAGGTGGAAGATGTTTTCGGGCAGAATCTTGTACGGCTTGTTCTCGACAATCGTGACGTACCACAATCGGCCGTTGACGATCTCGGGATAGGTGACTACAGGATCAAGCGGCGTCATGTCAAGGGGTCGAGCAGCACCGTCGCGTGCAATCCAGGCGTAGCCGCTGCCGTGCAGTAGGGCGTGAGATTGGAGCGTCTTACGAAACGGAAAGGCAGTAATCACCGGATGCGGCTTGAATCGCAACAGCCGATATGCCGGGTGGTTTTTGTCCGGCTCCTTCTCGTTGCCGCTGGTCCGCTTGTAGAGCACTAGCGGAATCTTGCCGACATAATCACTGATAAGATTCACTGCGCGGTAGACCGCCGCATACGTCAAGGCCGTCGGCCCGCTTACGCGGATGCCGCTGGTTGACTCCTCGCCGCCGAGGAAGTAATCCTTGAACCAGTTAGCCGGGTTGGCGTAATTCGTGCGGGCTTCAACCGCGTCCATCAGTGCGCTCAGCATGACGCGCCTTCCTTTCTTCGAGGATCGCCCACAGTACAAACACCCCGCCGCCAAACATCCAACCCAGCGGTGCCCACGCTAGCCAAAGCCCGTAGACCAGGGCCGCGCCGCCCGCGACGAATATCCCGTTACACCATTTGCGTTTCACTCATTCACTCCTACTAAGCCACGGGTTTCGTAAACACTCGGCCCAGGTGCTACACTTGCCCGTCCCAATCCCATAATCAAGGCTACAATCCCGTCGATCTTGTCGCCGCTGGCTTGTTTGTCCGGCTTCAGGTTGCCGGCCGGGTCGCTCTTGGCCGCCGTGTTGCTGGCCATCCATCGCAGGACCGCGTTGCCGCTATGCCGCAGTCGCCCGTCAAGCAGCAGCCGCAAGAGAAACTTCGTCGACTCATTCAATGACAGGAAACCTTGACGTATCTCAACCAAGTTGAATCCATCCTCTTCCGTAAGTTGGGTCGCAAGATGGCTGGCATTCCATTTGTCAAACGGAACTTCTTGGATATTGTAGACCTTGCTCAGTTCGTTAATCCTGTGCCGGATGAATCGGTAGTCAATCGAATTGTTGTCGGTCAGTTCTATTAGACCCTCTCGCGCCCAGCGCAGATATGGCACCCTGCCTTGGCGGTCGCGTTTGGCAGCCTGCGCCCGCGGGCACCAGAAAAATGGCAAAGCGTGATATAGCCCATTCTCTTCTTCCGGCCGAAATACCAGGACCAGCGCCGCAAGATCGTTGACCGTCGCCAAGTCCAGCCCCGCCCAGCATGGTTGCCCCTCTAGCGTGGCCGGATCGAACGGGTCCGCGCACGCATCCCATTGATCCATCGGAATCAAGCGTACTGATTGCTCAGTGCGGATGTTCAAGTGAAGCCGCTTGAACGTGTTTTCGATGGCCGGGTTCTCCGCGGCCTTGCGGCACTCGTCGGCCAGGAACTCCTCCGACACTGACACGCCGAGATTCGGATTGGCCGTGCGCCACGTGGCCGGGTCTTTCCAGTCGTCCTTAGGATCGGCTTCGTAGATCACCGGCAGGAACTTCTCATCCTCGATAATCCCGTCCCGTACCTTGCTGGCGTAATCGTGTATCTCATTGCAAATCGAACCGGGCCGCTCGAAGTCGCTGGTCGTTACGTAGATCATCAGCGGTTGCGGCTTGTTCGCCGAGGCCATCGATGTGCGCAGCGTGTCAACGAGGTCACGCCCAGGCTGCTCGTGCAATTCGTCAACGATGGCCAGGTTGAGGTTCTTGCCGTGCTTGCCGACCGTGGCGTCGCCGCTGATAATCTTGAGGAAACTTCCCCGCGATTCGCGCACGATGGATTGGGATTGGCCGCCCGGCGCGTTGCCCCCGTAGATACGACACGCTCCCGCCAATTCGTCGGCCTGCTCCACCATGCCCCGGCAATGTCGGAAGAGAAGCCCCGCCTGTTCCCGCGTAGAAGCCGCGATGTAATTCTGCTGCCCACGTTCCGCATCGCAGAAAAGGCAGTACAGCCCGACGCCGGCCACCCAGGGCGTCTTGCCGTTCTTCCGGCCCACGAAAACAAGGGCCTCGCGGTAGCGCCGCACCACGCGCCCGCGGGCATCCTTACGGAGCCAACCAAAGAGGTTCCCCGTGATTGCCTGCTCCCACGGCTCCAGGACGAACGGCTCCCCCGCCAACGACCCCTCGATATGGTGTAGCCGCTCGGGGAAGAAAGCGCACGCCGCATCGGCCGCCTCGTCGTCGAACCAGCAATCCTTGCCGGCAGTTGCGAACGGGTCGTAACCGGGTATCAGCCGCATCACGCGGCGGAAGTCAAGACTGATAGTCGAAGTAGCCACAGGCCGATCATCCCACAATTTTGCTCTTGAACGGTTGCTCCGCTGCCACCGGCACAATCTCGATTGCCAGCCGGGCACGCGCCGAAGGCGTCAGCCCGAACTCCTGCTCTAACCGCAGCAGCAGCGTTGACAGGCTGGCTACGATCTCCACTTCCGGCCGCGCCTTGAACACCACCCCCCTGTCCTTCGTCAGCATTTCGTACACGTCGCCCTGCTCCATCAGCACCGCGTTGGCTTTTACCCACCGGACCAACAAACAGCAGTACCGACCGAGGGCCGCGCCGTCAGTCCGGGCCAGCGTCCCCAGGTCACGGAGGGCTGCTACCACCTTCGGCCAGACCTTACGGGCCTCGCCACTCACCCAGCCAGGCCGCGTAGGCGTGCCGCTCGGGGCTACGGGCTCCTTCTTTCGTATCTTTGCCCGCCACGAGCCACGGGCCGCCAATACGGCCGTAGGCGTCGGAGGCAGCCCTCGTTTACCACTCATTTTTCAGCCCTTTTTGCCTCTAAATCCGTGAAAAACTACGGGGGGG